GACAGTAAATTCAACAGTAAATCAGAATGTTAATAACACAAATAACTCAACTTCAAATAATACGAATCAGAATACAAACATTAATCAATCAACCTCTGAATCTAATGTACAGACAAATAATGTTAATCAAAACAATAACAACACTAAATCTGATAACACCAATAGAAACATAAACGAATCCAATAGCACACAAACAATTAATCAAAACATTAAATCAGAAGCTCCTCCTGCATCTGCTATTGCTCCATCTATAATGTCTTATTCACAGGACTTATGTACTACTGGTGTATCAGGTGCATTTCAAGGACAAGTATTTGGTTTTTCAGGTGGTAAAACTATTACAGATGAAAACTGTGAAAGACTAAAATTATCCAAATATTTATACGATATGGGCATGAAAGTAGCATCAGTAGCTTTGCTATGCCAAGATAAAAGAGTATTTAAAGCTATGTCTATGGCAGGAACTCCTTGTCCATATGAAGGTAAGATAGGTAAAGAAGCATCAGCAGAATGGGAAAATAACCCTAGCAAAAGACCTGATAAAGACGATGCTTTAGAAGAATTTATAGCTCAGTGCACATACGATAGAAACCCTAACAGAGATAAAATTAATAAAGATGTTGTTGGAGCAGTTAAGGTTATCTATACAAGAAAAACTAAAACCACCAAACAATGCAAAAAAGAATTTTATGCACAATAGCCTGTTTATTCAGTCTTAATGTATTAAGCCAATATATATACGAAGCTAATCAGTCTTTAATTGATTTAACAGGTGAATCAGGTACAACAAGTTTAAACGCATCAGACGACCAAGTTTCATCTGCTTTTAATCTAGGGTTTACTTTTGATTTCTATGGTCAATCTTTTACACAAGGCAGAATGGCTACTAATGGTTGCCTTCACTTTAAAACTACTGGTGCATACTGTTCAGACTACAGACCTGATCCTTTAACAAATCAATACACTTACACGCTACTTCCCTTTTGGACTGATTTAATTAGAGATAATGGTTCTAAGATGTTGGCTAAAAGTTTTAGCGATAAAACTGTGTTTGGTTGGTATAACTTGCGTGAATACAATAGAAGCAATACTGATAATAGTTTTGAAGTCATACTTTGGACTAACGATACTTTTGAATTTAGATATGGTGCATTAAATATTATTAATCACGATGTATTAATCGGTGAGATAGGAAATGGCACTTCTGAAGTCTATCAATATTTGTTTCACGATGAATGTAATGTTGGTTCTACCAACTCTAGTTCTTGCGTAAATACAAACTGGAATGATACATCTTCTAATACTTTGCTAGAAAGTGGTGGTTCTTTATATGGTGTTGGTACAGGAAATAGTATAGATTGCAGTGATCCTTTGAATAACGCAGGCTGTGCAGGATATGCAGCAGCATATTTAACACAGCAATGTAATATCACTCAGCTTTATAGTGAATCATGTCCTACCTATTGGGAAGCCTATGATGACCAACAATGTGCTGATGATCCCCAATACGCACCTTTTTGTGCAGGCTATAGACAAGAAGAATCAGTAGCTTTCTTTGATGACACCAATGTTGACTATGGTTTTATAGACGATCAAGAACAATTTGCTACTGGCATATTTGAAGATGATTACCATGACGATTATGGTTTTGAGGAACAGTTTACTATAGTTGAAATTTATGAAGATGAGATGTTTCCACCTTTTGAAGATTTTGGAGATAACCTTAATGATTATTTTTCAGAGCCAATGGTTGAAGAAATAGTTATATTTTTTGAACCTGAAACCTTGCCATTTATAGATGAATTTATGCCACACCATGATGAGCCTTTTCATCAAGAAGAAATATTACTAGAAGAATTTATATTTCAAGAAACATTTTTAGTTGAAGATTACAGCGAACCTGAAACATTTATAGAATTTAATAGTATAGAAGAATTGGAGGAATGGTTTGAAGAAGAAACTAATGAACATTTTGAAGAAAGAATTGAAGAAGAACTTGCTAATCTTGATGAACCAGAAGAAGAATTTATAGAAGAAATCTTTGAAGAAGAAGTTGTAGAAGAAATATTTGAAGAAATAGAAGAAATGCAAGAAATCATGGAAGAAGAAAGAATTGCAGAAAGAGAAGAAGAAATAAGGGAAGAAACTTTAGAAGAAGTTGAAGAAGAATTTGCAGCAGTAGAATCTGATACGCCTACAGGAAAAAATAAATTAATGGTTACAGCACTTAATGTAATCAGAGCAGGAGTACAAACAGCAGCTAACAGCTACTCACAAGCCTCTGGTGGCTCTCAAACAAATAATTCATCTAATAATGCTTCTAGCACTAATGTATCCACAGGAAGCACGACAGCATCTAGCGGTGGAATAAGCACTTCTAGTAGTCCTAGTGCATCAGATCAGTTTGCTAGTGCAACACAACAATCTAATCAAGTTTTATCTATGTCAAATGATATGGGTGGTTCTAGTAATGCAACAATGTCTATAACACCTTTGCCTACATTTGATAACTCTGCATCTATGGTTGTAGCTGATGTACAAGTGCAAAATGTTCAAGGCGAGATTGATACAGCATCTTCAGGAGTAATGACAGCATCAGAAGCAGACCAAATAGCAGATAAGATTATTGCTGCAAACATAGAAGCACAACAAGAAGAAATAGAACAAGAACAAGAAGATACTGGTAAATATGGTGATGAATCCAAACTAATAGCACTAATAGGTTATGTACCTGCTTTTAATAACTATTCACAAGTAAGCGTACCTGATGCTCAAGACTGGTACAGTAGCTCTGATATATATACTTCTGCTACACTAGATGATAATACCAGTGCTTTTTATGGACTGGTAAATGATAATTTAAAAGGATTAGGTCAAATGATAAATGACCAACCTAATATGTGGAGATAATTATGGATTGGTTTCAAAGTAAAACAGGACAACTTATTGCTCTTGCAACAATAGTTTCTACCTTAGCAGGGTTTGGATGGACTGGAGCAACCTATGTTAATCGCATAACCAACCTAGAAGCTAAAATTGGTGGATTGGGTGAAACAGAAAGCGAAATGAAAGTTATTGAAGAACGCTTTGCATCTATAGAAACATCTGTTCAGTTTTTAGAAAAAGAAATAGATGGTATTTCTGTTCCTGATGTAACTGAAATTAAAACAGACATTGCTACAATCAAAGCTGATCTTACAAGTCTTGAAAAAGATTTAAGCAAACTAGAAAATAAAGACGATAATCCACTAAACGGATAATGCGTTATTTATTGGGCATTATTATACTTACAAGTTGTACAGTACCTATGCCTAAAAAAGAATGGTCTGATGATTATGATCCTGAAGAATGGCGTAAACAATATGAAAATTGTAAACACTTAATAAATACAGAATTTTGGACAAATTGCATGGGAGAGTTTAATAAAGATGAGTAGAATTTTATTAGGCGTTATTGCAATATTAGGTTTATTTACTTTTTTTCTTTGGAATGAAAACTCTAAACTAGCAGAGTTAAATCAAGCATTTGAGCTTAGAGACCAAGAGCAAAAAGAAGCTATTAAGACTTTGCAAGAAGATTTCAAAATACAATCAGAAGGATTATTAGAATTACAACAAAAAAATAATGAAATAGAATTAGAAATGACTCGTTATTTAGATATATTTAAGAGGCATAACTTAACTAAATTAGCTATTGCTAAACCTAATTTGATAGAAACAAGGGTAAACAATGGAACAAAAAAAGTATTTGATAGCATTGAAACAGTCAGTAGGACTATTGATGGTCTTGATGATGGTTTACAGTTGCAGTCTAATTCCGAGTAGACAGCAAGTAGAAATTATCTCCAAACCTATAGAACGATCTATAGTGCAGCCAGTAATGCCTCGTGAAATATCTCTTAATGAGCCACATTGGTATGTTGTTTCGGATAAAAATATAGATGAATTTTTAACACGCATAGAAAAAGAAAGCGGTCATGTTGTATTTCTTGCTATGTCAGTACCTGACTATGAGTTAATGGCATACAATACACAAGAATTAAAACGCTATATCAGTGAGTTACAAGAAGTAGTTGTATATTATAGAAAAGTTACTACACCACAGGAAAATAAATGAACATATCAAACGAAGGAATATCTTTAATTAAAAAGTTTGAAGGCTGTGAATTAGAAGCCTACTACGATGCTGTAAATGTTTTAACTATAGCTTATGGAAGAACTAAAAATGTACAAGCTGGTGATATTTGCACACAAGAACAAGCTGATGCTTGGCTTGAAGAAGAGTTACATGAGTATGGTGGATATGTAAACGATGCAGTTAAAGTTGATTTAGAACAAAATCAATTCGATGCTTTAGTAGCATGGACATATAATTTAGGTCCTACTAATCTTAATAACAGTACAATGCTAAAGAAAATTAATGAAAAAGATTTGGATGAAGTACCAAATCAAATCAAGCGTTGGAACAAAGCAGGTGGTAAAGTTTTAGAAGGTCTTGTAAGAAGAAGAGATGCAGAAGCTCTTTTATTTCAAGGTGAAGATTGGAGTGAAGTGTAATGCCTTTAGCTAAATATGTTTTTAGACCTGGAATTAATAAAGAAGGTACTAACTACAGCAATGAATATGGTTGGTTTGATGCTGACAAAGTAAGATTTCGTAAAGGTAAACCTGAACGCATAGGCGGTTGGGATAAATTTACTAATGAAAGTTTTATTGGAACTTGCAGAAAACTATATCCATATAAGGCTATTGATGGCGATCAGTTTGTAATATTAGGCACTCATCAAAAACTATATGTTCTTAATGGAGATGTTTATTACGATATAAATCCTATTAGAGCTACTTCTACTAATGGTGTTGTATTTGCAGCAACCAATGGCTCATCTACTATTACAGCTACTGATGATGCACATGGAGCACTTACAGGAGATTTTGTTACTTTTGCACAAGCTGTTAGTTTAGGTGGATTAATTACAGCTACTGTTTTAAATCAAGAATATCAAATTGACTCTGTTCTTACAGATGATACTTATACATTTACTGCTAAAGATACTGATGGCGATACTGTTACTGCTAATGCAAGTGATTCAGGTAATGGTGGTTCAGGAGTCGATGGTGTATATCAAATTAATTCAGGATTAGATGTTTATGTTCGTTCTACTGGTTGGGGTGTAAATACATGGGGTGCTGGAACATGGGGTTCAAAAGCTGATTTATCTTTAACGAATCAACTTAGATTATGGACTATAGATAATTTTGGCGATGATACTCTTGCTGCACCTAGAGGTGGACCAATATACTTTTGGGATGAATCAGATGGTTTAAGCACTAGAGCTACATTATTGTCAGCAGAATCAGGTGCAAGTGATGTACCTACAGCAGTTATACAAATAATGACATCTGATATAGATAAACATTGTGTTGCATTTGGTTGTAATCCAATAGGTTCAAGCACAATAGACCCTTTACTGGTAAGGTTTTCTGATAGAGAAAGTGCAGTAGATTGGACTCCTACAGCAACAAATCAAGCTGGTGGCGTGCAACTATCATCAGGTTCTGAAATTATTGGAGCACTTAGAACAAGACAAGAAACACTTATATGGACTGATATAGGTATAGTTTCTATGCGTTTTGTTGGAGAACCATTTGTTTTTTCATTTACAGAAGTAGCAGAAGGTCCATCCCTTATAGGACCTAATGCTGCTGTAAGTGCTAATAACAGAGTTTATTTTATGGATGTTGGTGGATTTTATGCCTACTCAGGTTCTGCTGAAAAAATACAATGCACAGTATTAGACTATGTTTTGTCTGATTTAAACCAAGATCAATCATTTAAAGTGTTTGCTGCAGTTAATAATATTGCCAACGAAGTAATGTGGTTTTATCCATCAGGCACTAATACAGAAATAGATAAGTATGTTTTATATAACTATCTTGAAAATGTTTGGAGCATAGGCACAACTGATGATGACTTTGTTAGAACAGCATGGGATCAAGCATCAATACTAGAATATCCTATAGCTGCAAGTAAAAATGACTCAAGCAACCTTAACTATGTTTACAATCATGAAAAAGGTCATGGTAATGATGGCAGTAACTTTACAGCATACATAGAGTCAAGTGACTTTGACTTAGAGCCAGATGGCGAAAGGTTTACTTTTATATCTAAACTAATACCTGATGTGCAATTTAGAGATCAACAAGGAACAAGTGATAGCGTAACTTACACCATTAAAGGTAGAGACTATCCATTACAAGATTTAACTACATTACAAACTATTGATGTAACACCTAACTCTACATTTTCTAATACTAGAGCTAGAAGCAGACAAGCTGCAGTTAGGATATCAAACTCATCTAGTGACTATGGTTGGAGAGCAGGAGACCTTAGACTAGAAATTAGACCAGATGGTAAAAGATAATGGCTGATATCAAAACGATAGCATTACCCTTACCTAGTCAAGAGTTTGATCCAAATAATGAAGCAGTTACACGCAGATTGATAGAACAAGCTATTGAAGAAATCAATACTAAAATCACTCTAATTAATAGAATGAAGTCTACTACTATAAGCAAGGCTTCTAGACGACAACAATTTTTACTTATGGGAATGAAACATGGCTGATAATCTTAAAGTATTAGGACAGTTAGACCCAGCAGCTACCACAACTACTGTGTTATACACAGTGCCAGATATGACACAAACAACAGTTAGTTCTATTGTTGCAGCAAATCGCACAGGTTCTGCTATCACTTTTAGACTAAGTGTTCATGTAGCTGGAGCAGGTGCTGATGATAAACAGTACATATACTATGATAAATCAGTAGCAGCAAATGATTCCCTAGCAATAGTTTTAGGTATAACATTAAATCAAACAGATGTTATTAAAGTTTACACAAGTGCAGTCGACATGAGTTTTAATATGTTTGGCTGTGAAACCACAGAGGAAAGATAAAGAATGGATATAAAGCAACAAACACAAAATGTAGCTAATCAAGGTCGCTATGGCGACTCTATGCTTCTTCATGTAAATCCAGCAGAAGTTAAAGGCTTGGCACAAGCAATGCCTATTACAGTAAATCCACAAACAGGACAGCCTGAAGCCTTCTTACCTTTTCTTGCACCAGTATTAGGATCAATGGCTGGTGGTGCTTTATTTACAAGTTTATCTCCTGCACTAGCAGCAGGTATTGGAGCAGGTTTAGCTACATATGCACAAACAGGTGGCTCTGGTTCTAAAGCATTATTATCTGGTTTAACAGCAGGGTTTGGAACAAGTGCATTAGGAAATGCAGCTAATCCTAATTTAGCTAGTG